CGATTGGAACCTGACAACTGAGGTGCTGCCATGGGGTATTACTGCATGGTGTGTCAATTCTGATTTTGAAAATGGAATTTACGGCAGGATCATGGAGAAGTCAAAACCTATGGAAGGGAAATTTGACATCACCATCCAGATCCAATTGCCACATGAATGGAATCCCGATCTGGGCCATTTCAATGTTGGAATCACCGCCGGCGTAGAAACAGACAGATGTTCAGTCGAATGGGGAACTGTTTGTCGAGAAAAGATGGACTTGGTGATTGTCCCAAGCGCTCATGCAAAAGCCGGGATGATAATGGTTTCGACAGGAAACGAAAAGACGCCAATCAAGGTTGTTCCGGAAGCATTCTTTCCTGAGCTTCTTCTTCCTCCAACGTCGGATCCACTCGAATCATTACCGACATCAAACAACTTTCTGATCGTTGGAACTCTGATTTCAGATGACCCCGCGGCAGACAGGAAAAATCTTGTTGCATCGATTACGTGGTTCCTAGAGGCGTTCAGTGAGAAAGATGATGTCGGTTTGATTGTGAAAACAACGAAGGGCCGTGACACTACAATCGATCGAGAGTTGGTAAGAAAGCTCCTAGGTCAAATCAAGAAGTCAATAAACAAGAAATCATTTCCAAAGTTGTATATGCTTCATGGTTCCATGACCAGAGAAGAAATGACGAACCTGTATAAGAGCGAAAAGCTGACAGCGCTGATTTCAGCTACCCGTGGAGAAGGCTTTGGTCTTCCAATGGTTGAGGCCGCAGTTGCAGGTTTACCAATCGTAGCGACGGATTGGTCGGCATACACGGAATTCCTGTCAGGCGACAGTTTTCAACGCGTGCATTATGATATGGTACGCATTCCACAATCTAGAATTGACAATCGAATTTTTGTTCCCGGTGCAAAATGGGCAGACGTCCGCGGTGGCAACTTCAAGAAAAAGCTTGTCAAGGTACTGAAAAACAAGGAGAGCCTGACGGTTTCGGCAAAGGAACTGTCATCTACACTCAAAAAGACCCATAGCATCGATGCGATAATTGAAGCGTATATGCGATGTATATTACCGGTCACGGAGGCATAAATGTTTAGCATTTCGATAATCGTCATTTTGGCATTTTTATTGACAATGTCAGTGTACAAAAATGTACAACTTGGCACGACAATTCTGAAAATGGAAGATGCAATAGAAGAATGCTTGGATGTTATCGATACGAAGTATGAGATAATGACAGAGATTTTGGAACGTCCATTATTTTTTGACAGCCCGGAGGTTCGCTCAGTCGTGAAAGGCATTGGTTCAGTTCGAACTGCATTACATTCAGTGGCATTGACACTGACAAGGGATGTTCCAGACGACATAGAGGATAATGAGGCATGATAAAAAGAAAAAAACGTATCAAAAGAAAGCCCGGCCGCAAAAGTGTTTTATACTTTGACAAAAATACCGAAGTTGCAATTCTTGCATTTTTAGGCGAGAGTGACACACGACAGAGGGAAATTATTTACGGCGACAAAATCAAGCCGGCGATAATGAAGTTGTCGGAGAGCTTGGTCTATGTATATGGGTTCAAGTCACCGCTGATGTCTGCTGCTGAACTGATTGAAGAATGCAGCTACTCACTGTATAACTCGTTACATAAGTGGAATCCCGATCGAGGTTCGAAAGCATTCTCGTATTTCAATGTGGTTGCAAAAAACTTCCTAATCAACACGACGAATAGTCACAGAAAGAAGTATTATAAACACGTGTATCTAAATGATACGTTGCACCTCTCCAGGGACACACAAAAGCAGATTTCCAATTTTGTTGAACTTCCTTCAACAGAGGAGCTCATGCTTCTCCGGGAAAGGAAAGTCGAACAAGTTGCCAGGGTGAAGAAAATCAAGAAGAGTCTTCGCGATCCGCGTGACATAACAGTCATGACGGCAGTTGAAGGCTTGTTTGACCAGGTTGACGAGCTAGATTTTATAAACAAGCAATCGATTTATGTCTATTTAGTAGAGATATCTGGGTTTGAAAAGAAGCAAGTGACAAAGTCGATGAGCAAAATCAGAAAGATTTATGCCCAGGTGGTAGCAGAGGAACGAAGAGATGAAGCCAACGAATATAAAAAAGGTTGACAAGCTGATGGCGGATGACAAGTCCGCGCAGGTGAAGATTCGCTCGTTCGGGAAAATATTGAAAGAGATTGAAGGTGTCGAAGAGCAAAAATTATATCTTTGGACGGAAATCTACAACAACGCAGCCAACGACCGAGCCACCGCATGCGCATTATTGGCGCAGTGCTTCGCCGCGCTCGGTCAAGGTGCCGCTGAGCATATGGCCCTCGGCGGAACATTGGTAAAGTACCTCGAGCGAATGAGCAAATCGAATGACCAACTCCTGGCACTTGCACAAGTCGTCGCGAAAGAAATTGAAGCGCAGGCAACACTAGATGCAGACGAATTATTTGCGGCGATTGAAGGAAAGCAATGACATCATCAAAGGCGGTAATTCATGGTGGAGCTGCGGTCCGTTCGACTGACGACGTTGATTCTGATCTAAGTTCGATCAGGACAACAAACATATTCGAGCGAGGCCTTGTAATAGACACAATTTGCGATGTGTCCCTTCGCCAAGAAGTACCCGAAACCCTTTCTGAGCCCCAGAGGATACTGTTCTCGTTGGCCCCAAGAAATTCGCTGATTTGTCGTATAATATCAACAAGTGAAGGCTTATCTGACACTGTCGATCTTGTCGTTTACCCGTTTTTTTCATCGCACATCGCGTTGCCGGCGAAGCCAGGCGAACAGGTCTGGCTTTTTCGACAAAAAATATTGAACGGCGCGCCCGATGATAGAACGTATTGGGTAACTCGAATATCAGATTCATTACCACTTGAGGATGCAAATTTTACAGCATTCACTCGACCGCATCGTTTGACACAAACAGGCTCAGAAAAATTGGATCGGACATTACAGTTCCCCAATGGAGACGATGACAAAAAAATCATCGCTGGGGATGACACAGCCCTCCAGCAACTACTTATAAACTCTGCTGAGGGGAAGAACATTGTTCTAGAGGCAGTACCTAGGTTGACAAAGCGCCCAGCGGATACTGTTCTGCAAGGCTCAAACAACACGGCAATCATCCTAGGGACGGAAAGAGGCTGGGATGCAACCGACCGACCTGTTTCACCTGATGCTTCAAACGCAGCGTCAGAAACTGTCAAGTCGCCAGAAACAGGAGCAATTGATATTGTTGTTGGTCGTGGCCGGTATTTCAAAGATAACGAGTCGGAAACAAAACGAAATCGAAAGGGTACAGCTTCGAAAGGTGTCAAGAACAGTACACAGCCATTTATTGCGAAAAATTCATTTGGTGCATTTGAAACCGACAAGGACCCAGCGCAGGTCCAAGATGTAGATGCACAAAGGAAAGTCGATGGCGAGGGTCCCGCAACCCCCGGCAACGCCAAAACAAACCCAGCCGAGGGCGATCCGGATTTTCTTGTTGACGCATCCAGGATATACGTTTCAACAAATTCGAAGATAGACAAGAAATTAGGAAAGCTTGCCCCAAAACCGTTCGAAAACAAGTATGAACAGAGAGAAGGCCCGGCAATCGCAATAAAATCAGATCATATTAGGATTGTGGCAAGAAAATTGCCAACAAAGGATTCATCAGGAAACCTACCTGAGAAGTTTGATTCGGTGGCAGGTTCAATTCGAATCGTAAAAGAGGGGAATCCGGATGATGATTTGGCAGGCATTATAATAGAGTCTGACGGAACTGTTCATATATCTGGTAAGGCAATCTATTTCGGTAGAAGTAAAGATGATGGAGGAGACGCCACCGGCCCAGGACCTGGAGGTGCCCAGCCTTTCATAAAGTATAAGCAATTTGAGGATCTTTGGTTCGAAACAATGGATTCATTGGTGACATTTTGCGATACAGTTTTGACGCATGTGACACCCGGGTACGGCGCACCGTCGCCGCAACTAAACCAGGCAGCAGCCGAACTAAAAACGAAAATATCGAGCAAGCTAAAACAAGACATTGCAACACTGAAATCTAAAAGAATGTTCGGAGAATAGTATGCCTCTTTCATCAGCAGCCCCGGTACTTGACGTAGATATAAGGGAAACATATATTTCAACTAGGAACAGGATTTCAGGTGAACTATACACAGAGACGATAGAAAAACTTGCGACGGATCTTGGTGACGCAATTCACAAATACATGTCGCAAGCAATTGTTTCTACAACCGATACAACCGACGCCGGACAAACGGACTTGCCGGCTGCTGGTACCACCACGGTAACTGGCAATGGAACAGGAACCGGAACACTTTCCTAGGAGGGCAAATGCCGTTATCATCAGCAGCACCGTTACTAATTCGCGACCTAAACACCGCTTTCACGAATGTGTATATGGCCGGCATAAAAGAAGGCGCGAATAGCGACGAAATAATCAAAAATCTATCGACTGAAATGGGTGATGCGATCCACAAGTATATGGTGGCTGCACATGTCACGACAACCGACATCATCACACCGGGACAATCTGCTGCAGGCCCGTTTGGGGCTGGGATATATTCGGCGCCAGGATCAGCAACGGGAACTGGAAGTATTTCATTCAAACCAACAGCTCTCACCATTCTGAAAAATGACTTATTGAAGCTGTTCAAGGTGGCCCGTGACGCCGGCCTAGACAAACATGCAAGCTCTGATACGATTATTAGGATGATTGCGTCGGACATGAAAACGGCCATTCACAACTTTGCGGTAAAAGCTGACGTCCAAACGAACATTATACTCGCCGGCGGAGTTCCTGTCGTCGGGTATCTGACCACGACACCACCCCCCATTCCCTTTCCATCTATTAGTGGTCCTGGAAAAGGCACAGGAACTGGGGCTTTACTATAGTCGCTATTTTTTGCCGCATGCGTTTCAACTTATGTTTTTTGATATTTATGTATCGAGGTAGGTAATGTCACAGGTTCGACGAACATACGATTTCAAATCGGTAGGCCAGCTCCAGGACACATACGATAAAAGCGTAGAAGATCTGGAAGTAAAGATGCCAATTGGCATTCGCACACCTATATCATTCGCCTCAACGGGCAATTCAATGTTTGATATGTCATATGATATTGCAAGTCAAATCAAGGACAATTTACGAAACCTGCTAGCAACAAACCATGGCGAACGTTTATCATTGAGCGACTTCGGCGCAAATCTATTACCACTCGCTTTTGAATTCACGGCCGAAAATACAGACGAAGAAGCTGCCCGCAGAATAATCAAGACAGTCAAAAAGTACATGCCGTTTGTGGAGCTAGATGTTTTTGAACCAAGCGTTGAGAAATCGAACGATGAAAATGTAATCAGAAGCAAAATCAAGGTGATGTACAACGTCCCTGGTTTAGCACTAACGAACCAAGCAATCGAAGTAATAATCTTCGCGGCAGGATAAAATGGCATTTCAAATCAAGAAAAAACTAAAAAAAGAAGAAAATCGGTCGTACCTTGCAAGGGATTTTGAATCGATCAGAAACCAATTGCTGGAAACGGCGAGAATATACTTTCCCGACAAGATTCAGGATTTCTCTGAGGCTTCTGTTGGCGGCATGTTTCTTGATTTTGCTGCGACGGTGGGCGACTCACTTAGCTTTTACCTTGACCATTCATTTCGTGAGTTAGATCCAACCAACGCGGTCGAACCTGAGAATATCATCACCCACCTCCGCAACGCCGGTGTAGAGATACACGGAAAAGCACCGTCGGTCGTAGAGCTGAAATTCCAATTGACCGTGCCTTCTGAATCGATTAGCGGTGTTTATTTACCGACCAGATCAGCAATGCCTGTTATTTTGGCAGCGACCGGTATATCATCGTTTTCTGGCGTGACGTTTACGACAATTGATGATGTTGATTTTTCAGAACAAGATGCCAACGGCAATTTCCTGGCCGATTTTATCATTGCAACGACGAATGCTGACGGAAGCCCAGCGTCATTCTTCGTGACTCGCAGTGTTTACGCGGTAAGCGGGGAAGAGAAAACCCAAAATATTGTTGTTTCTCCAACATTCATCCCCTTCCGCGAAATCACCCTCGACGAAAAACACATTTCTGCAGTGTTGTCCGTTACGGATGCAGAATTGAATGTGTATTATGAGGTCACATCGCTAAGTGAAGACACGGTCTTTTTGAAGGTAAAGAATCCGGACACAGACAACGCAATTGTGCCGAATCATATGCAGGTCATCGCAGCCCCATACCGGTACATTCGAAGGTATGATCCTGTTACGCAATTGACAACATTACGGTTCGGTTCAGGAAATGCCTCGACGCTGGATGATGACATTGTGCCTGATCCGTCTGCATTGTCGTTGAGCCTGTTTGGAAAAGCAACTGTTGCGAAATTCAGTATTGACCCTCAGTCATTACTACAAACACAAACCTTGGGTATTTCTCCGAAAGACACAACGCTGACTGTAAGATATCGTCACGGCGGTGGTCTTGGCCACAATGTCGCATCAGAACAAGTGCAACAAATCGACGAATTGTCGCTATCGTTCAGGCGAAGCCCGTCAGCATCCAACAGTCTAACGGTTCGTCAATCGATACAGGTTATCAATCCAGAAAGTGCATCGGGAGGTGCTCCGGCACCATCGCTAAACGAACTGAAGCAACTGATTCCGTCGGCACGGAAATCTCAGCGCCGCGTCGTATCGAGAGAGGATTTGCTGGCAAGAATTTACACAATGCCAAGCGAGTTCGGCAGGGTTTACCGGGCGTCTGTAACTGATAATCCTGTCAATCCTCTTTCGGCTCTGTTGTATGTAGTTTCGCTCGATGAAGAAGGATCGCTCTCTGTTTCACCCGATTCGTTGAAGAAAAATATCAAAACATATCTAAACGAATTGCGACTAATCGGTGATGCGATTGATGTACTTGATGTCAAGGTCGTGAATTTTGGTGTCAAGTACAGTGTGTTTGTCTCACCAAACGCTAACAAAACGCAAGTAGTGCAAAACATAAACTCTCGAATCGCGACGAATCTCAATCGCAAGTTTTTCAACGTAGATCAACCAATCGTCGTTGATGACATCACAAACGTCATCATCAATACTGACTTCGTGGTTTCGATTGTGGATTTGCAGGTGTTTCCTAGGGTTGGTTGGGTTGAGGACAGAAGCTATAACACATCGACATTTGATTTCAAACAAAGCCAGACAATGGGTCTAATCCAGCCCGACCGTGGTTCTATTTTTGAGCTAAAGTACCCTGACTACGACATTATCGGAACAGCATTCTAAGGTTGACACAATGATTATAATTTGCACAGCAAGTGCCGACACATACATTACAGATAAAATTGTCAACGGCAATATTCGTGTGACCGATGCTAACGTCGGCCGAGCTTCGACATTGGATCTGTTTACACTTTACAACGAAACGAAACTAGAAGGCACCGGAACCCAAACAGAGGTTTCCCGGGCACTGCTCAAGTTCGACCTATCACCGATTACTGAATTAACGTCGAGCATTCTAAATCTGAATAGCGGTCGATTCTCGGCGACCCTAGAAATGAAGGACATCATGACAGGTCATGCTGTTCCTAGAAACTTTACATTGTCAGCATTTCCATTGTCACAATCATTTGATGAAGGTGTTGGGATCGATACAGGAAGATTCAATGATGTAGACACAGCAAACTATGTCACCGCATCATACACAACTCAAAATAACGTTTGGTTCACTAGTGGTGCTATGGCATCCGGCTTGTTGGGCTCGAATGACATCGACTACATTTCATCTGGAAATCTGTCCGATGGCAACGGCGTCGTTTCACTCGAGTATACACAAACATTTACGGAAGGAACTGAGGATCTTTCGATTGACGTAACAAAAATCGTCTCTGCGACTTTGGCAGGCATCATTCCGGACAAAGGGCTACGCCTGTCCTTTACGGGTTCTGAGGAAAATGATTCTAAATCAAGGTTTGTCAAGCGATTTGCATCACGCCATGTGTCAAACCCACTCCTTCGTCCAAGATTGGTGGTAAGGTTCGACGATACGATTTATGACAATCATCAAAATTTCTATTTTGACACCTCAGGAACATTGTTTTTGCAGAATTACAACCAGTCATCTTTGTCTAATCTGGTGAGCGGTTCCGGGTTGACCGACGTTTCAGGTGCGAATTGCTTCGTACTAAAACTAGACTACGGCAGGTTCAATTTTTCAGTGACAGGAAGTCAACACACCCAGGGCTCGGCAGCTTCAAATGTTACGGGCTTATATTCAGCATCCTTTGCATTGGCATCTGTGAATGACGGACTGTATGACAAATCAAAGAAAATCTCAGAGTTGATTGCGAAAAATGGTGAAGTAACATTCACGACGTATTGGCAGTCATCTGACTTCTCTGTTGCTTATCATACAGGCAGTTTGGTTATGAAACGTGCCGACCGAAGAGCCGGCAATTTTATCTCAAGGGAACCACAGATTGTTGTAACCAACGCGTCACCGGATTACAGTGTCCACGACACGGTACGATTCAGGCTATTTGGAAGAGACCTTGAGGCTGAAGAAGATGCACCAAGAAAACGAAAATATTCACGGAAGTCTGTTATCTATGATAGAATATACTACCAGGTTGTGGATCGTGTCACTGAGAAGGTCATACTGAAATATGACGACAAGAATGATTCAACCCGGGTTTCGACAGACTCGAACGGCATGTTTTTTGATTTCAAGATGCAGGCACTCCTTCCTGGTCGATCATACGCTTTTGATTTTTACATAATTGAAAGAGGTTCAAGTTATTTGACTCGAGACCGAGGCACGGTTTTTACGGTAAGAGGATAAAATGTCAAGAGATCGTAACATCCTAGCGGGAAACTTATTGTTTCGACCAGGAATTGTCCGAACTAAACGTCCGGCGGCTCCAGTTAGGTCGATGACGCTGAACGATGCCGGAAATACGAGATTGAGCCTAACCGGGTCATTCAGGTACGACTCACCGGGATCTGCATTGAAGAGCTCCCAACAATTATTCGTTGATTGGTCTGACTTCGCGAATCATACATTCTTCAATTCGGCTGAAGCCAAAGTTCAAAAAGCTTTCGACAAAATCATCAATAAGTTCCCATTTGATGGAACAAGAACTGAATTCAATGAGTTCGTGGATGGGTTGTCGGGCTTCGAAAAGTATGTGCTGGACGAATTTCCAAAACATACAGGTTATTTGGCATTCAGCGGTTCAAGCTCTCCGACATCACCGGGAACATATATCAACGTCCTTGATTTCAAGGGCACACATTCGCCGGTGCTTTCGAAAGACCCGACCGGCCGATCAGTGTTGGATCCCGGGACGAAGTCGTTTACGACTGAATTCTACGTTTATGTCCCAAGCGGTTCAACAAATGATTGTCAGGTCATAACTCAAAAACTGAGCGGAAGCAATGGCATATCGCATGTTCTGTCATCCTCAGCAGCTATGACTAGCCCAAATGGAACCGTAAACATTCAAACAATGATCCGTTCAGGTTCAATGATGCTGTCTGCATCGATGGAAATCAACAAGGGAGAATTTGTTCACTGCGCGTCTGTTTTCGATAAGGTATCTTCACCGGGCCAGATTAGGTTGTATCGTAATGCCGAGCTAATTTCCTCAAGTACCGTGGCCGCTATCGGCGAAATAGACTTCAAGACGTCACCACTCACGATTGGTAGCGGCTCGGCACACGATTTTGGATATTTTGAATTTGTTCCTGTTGAAACACTAAGCGGCGCATTGGATGAGGTAAGGGTTTGGAACACACCACGAACCCAAGACGAGCTGCAAAAATATCGATTTTTGGATGTGTTTGCACAGGACAACCTTCAATTGCTTTACAGGTTCAACGAGCCTTCCGGTTCATTTGCGGGAGGCGGTTCTGCCCTTGTTTTGGATCACAGCAGCAATGCTCTTCATTCGACTGTCCAGAACTTCTCAATTGGTTTACGAAACACCGGAACGTTTGGATCTGCCCCGGTATCGGGCGAAAATTCATTGGTTTCGACTGTTTTGTTTCCATCATTCGCCGGTGTTACTTCGTTGAATGCTGACTTATTGACATCAGCATCAAATTACGATTACAGCAACCCAAACCTTGTCACTCGACTGATTCCCCCACATTATCTTAGGGAGGCTGCAGAAGCGGAAGGCTACGAAACGGCGAAGGCTGATGTTGGCGACGCAATTAGCTCAAGGTATGACCAGCCAGGCGGTGCTCGAGTAGGCCAGCCCCAAATTATTGCAGGACTCTTGTACACCTTCGCCGAGACATTCGATGAATTGAAAATGTTCATTGATGAGTTCAAACGACTACTAAAGGTCGACGTTTTGTCACAAGACGTAATATCAGACCAGCTCCTTCCGTGGCTGGGAAGCTATTATGGAATTGCAATGCCAAACTTCTTCAGTGGGGCATCAATTGACCAGCTTCTTGACGGAAAAGACATCAGGAATGATCGACTAAACACAACTGCTTTGCAGGCGGTTCAAAATACACTCTGGCGAAGAATATTCTCTGATTTGCCATTCATTTTGTCAACAAGAGGAACCCACTCATCAATTCGTTCTCTTTTAGCCAACATGGGAATAAACCCAGATGGCCCAATTAGGATTAGGGAATTCGGTGGCTCAAAATATAGAAATCTAGGTGATTCGTACATCCGCCGACATGAAATTGCAGCGATGCTTGATATGAGTGGTTCACTCGGGGCTCCGGGAACATTGAGTGCCCAAGGGGTTGATTCCGCGAGACCACTGATTTCAGGCTCATATCTATCGGGTTCTAGAAGTGAACCAGGGTTGCCTCTAATGGCCGGAAGTCTCGTGGGTGGAGTATCCAACAACGAATCAGACGGGTTGTACACATCAGGGTCCTGGACCTTCGAGAGTACCTATAAATTCGATAACAAGTCAACACATTTTCCCACCCAGAGTTTGGCACGATTGCACACCACCGGAACTGATGCATCTGCGGCAAATCACGGCGTGCTATTCAATCTGGTTGCCTTCGAGCCGAGCGTAACTAGATCGACGACCGGCAGCTTAAGCT